ATTAGGTAAGTTATGATACTCTTCTCTTGATATTCTTTCTAATGCTATATCAGTTCCACTTACACTTGTTGAATATGTAATTGCTAAAGCATCTATTGTAGGATCTGATAAAGATACTGAAGCTACTGTATCAGCTACAGTTACTACAGTTGTATTTATAGACCATAAACAAATACCTCTATTCTGCCAATCAGTTAGCATTAAGTTAATTGATCGTCTAGCAGATTGAGGAGTATGACCTAATGTTTCTTCACCACCAATCATTTCAGTAGCTTCTTGAATTACTTGATCTATATCTAAATTAAAATTATATGTGCCTGATGTTGCCATTTAACATTTCCAGTTAATTTATTTCTTTTTTTCTCTCATCCAAAAACCTGCTATACCTGAAGCACCACAACCAAGCATAATAATACTTTGCCATAAATCACTTGGAACCATAATACCACACATAGCTAATACTGCTGATATTGCAGAATAAGATGATGGTTCTTTAAATCTTTCTATTATATTTGTCATTTATTTTCTCCTTATTTTTTTACCATAAGTTTTTTTAAATTTTTTATAAACTTTAGGTTTATTAATTTGTAAGTATGTTCTTTGTTTCTTAGATTTAAAAGGCACTACTTATACCCTTTACCATACCCACGTAATGCAGCTCCTGTTCCACGAGGTTTACCTATTTGACCACCATGTTTTCTTCCAACAGTTTTATCTTTAGATATAGAAGCCATCTCAGATTTTGTCATACCTTGATATACAGATTTTCTATCTTTAACTTTAGGAGATATATTAATCTTTTGACCTACTCTTATTTTATTTAAATCTTTAATACCAGGATTAGCTTCTTTAATTGCTTTTAATGTAGTACCATTAGCTTTAGCAATCTCTGAAAGAGTATCACCTTTTTTAATTGTGTAAGGTTTAAATTGTTTTAAATCTTTTAAAACTTTATCTATAACATTATCTGCTGTAATAACTCCTGCAGTTGTAGCTCCTGCTGCTAATCCAGCTTTCTGCATATTTTTAATTCTTTTTTGATCTGCAGCTTTTAATTTCTTTAATCTATTTTTAGCTGTATTTAATTTTTTAGGATTACTAAAACCAGCAAACTTTTTATCTTTTGCACTTTGTTTAGATAATTTTTTTATTTGACCTTCAGTTTTTTTAATAGCTTCTTTATTAGATTTTAAACCATCCCAAATTTTTTTAATTTTCTTTAAACTCCATGTTGCTGCTTTCTTTTTCATTTACTTTACTCCTATTACAGGTGAAATTTTAACGCCACCTATATCAAAAGATTCTCCTTGAGAAAGTTCTGGATCAGATACAGCATCTATAGCTCCTTGTACTGCAGGTCCTTTACGAGCTGCTCCAAATCCTTGTCCTGTTGGTTTACCACTTGTTATACTAGAATCTTTAGTTTTTAAACTAGCAGGAAATCTACCTTGAGTTCCACCAATAAATTCTCTATCCATAATTATACTCCTTATTCATAATAAGAAGATACAAGATTATTACCATCAATAATGCCACCTCGTTTTCTTCCTACCATAGATTGTTTTTGTAAATTTTCTGCAATGCCTTGAGAAGCATTCATAATATTATTTAATTCTTTTGCTTTAGTAGGAGATAATCCTCCTCCCATATTTTTTTTAATTGTTTTAGCAAGACCTTTTTTTTGTACTTGAGCTGCTTTACCTTTTTTAATCTTTGGTTTAGCAAGACCTTGTTTCTGTGCTTGAGCTGCTTTTTTCTTCATTTTAATATCTCCAGGTTTTGTTACTTCTTGTTTAATATTAGATCTATTTACCATAACGAGCTTTACCCCATCCTCTAGGTTTCTTTCTAAAACTTTTTCTTTTCTTTTTTATTTGTCCACCAGTTTCCATTCCTAACATACTAGATGCAGGACCTATTATATCAGCAAGTTCATATATAGTAAGTAATTTCATAGCTTTACTATTCATAATTTTTTTTAATGTAGAAGGTTTTTTTTTATTTTTACTTGACATTAATTAGCACCTTGTATAACTGGTGTTGGTCCTCCTGCAGGACTTGCTGGAGATTGCATATCATCTCTTCTAGTACGTCTTGCTTGATTACGTAAAGCATCTATTGAATTTTTATATTTAGCTTCCCATGATTGAACGACTTGAAAATCTTTTATAAAATAATTAGCTTCTATCATACATGCATTAAATAAAGCATTATAACAATCTTCACTAAAATAATTAGAAGTTGTTGCACTTGTTCCTGTTGCACTTGATAAAGCTAAAGGTTGTTTTGTATATTGTATTTCACCTGCTAATGTAGAAGTAGGTGTAGGTACTATATAAATTTGTGTATTTGTTTTACGTGCATAGTATCTTGGAGTTCCTACAGATGTAGGTTTATTCCAATAATCTATTGCATACTCATATGTTCTTTGTAATAAAGGTACAATACCAGTTGGTTCACCAAATACAGTTGCACTTGTTGTAAAGTTTACATTACGTACAACTAATGCACCATCAGGTAAACTTACTACTGGATTATTTGCTGTAAAAGTAACAGAAGAATATGTATCTAAAGCTACATCATCTAACTCTTTCATTATACGATTTTCAGCTTTTTGTACAAAGAAAGGAATTTGCGTAGCAAACTCATTTGAATCGTTCTCTATTGTATTTACAATATCATCTTTTAAATAAGAATAGTTAGGCATTTATTTATCCTAAGATTAAAGTTACACTACCTGCTTGAGGAGTAGCAACACTTACTGTACCTTCACATTTAATGCCAGTCTCTCCCATATAAATATCTGCTGTGCCACTTGCACCAACTTGGAATTGTATTTTACTTCCATCTTTATCACCTATATCAAAAAGACCAGTTACTGTAGTAAAAGCATGAACAGCTAAAATACGTGTAACTCTAGGTAATGTAACTGCAATAGAGGTTCCTGCATTATTTGTTGTACTTACAACAGTTGGTTGCAGTATAATACCATCTCCTGATTTATAAGCTGTGGTAATATTTGTAGACATAATTTTTCCTTATGTTATAAAGGAGAAGAATATTTCTACTCTTCTCCAATATATTAGTAATTAGGCTCCAGCATTACCAAACCAACTTCTCCAATCAGAAACACCAAAAGAATATCTTTCACGTGCTTTGAATCGTAAGTTGCCAGTATCGAAATCTGGTTCCATTTTAGTTTGTAAAGGTGTTCTATTAAACATCTTAGTACCATTAGGTACATCTGTTTTAATGAACCATGCATTTACATCTGTAAATCTTCTGTTCACATAGAAGCCATCAGGTAAAACACCTAAGTGTCTTATTGCATTGATGTCATTATTAGAACCACCAGTTGTACCTGGAGTATTTAATAATTGATCTGCTGTAAACATTAGATCTGTTGGTACGTGTAATGAAACACCTGAAGCACCTATAAGGATGCCACGATCATCAGTAGTTTTTTGTATCTGAATAACTGCTGCTTCAATAGTACCTTCAGCTATAGCTGCTGCTGTAGTAATATTAGTTATTGTACCAGCACCTGTTACAGGGTGTGCTGCACTAAACATTGGTACACCATCACCTTGGTTTGTTGCGAAGCCATTGTTATACAAGTCAGCAGCTTTTTGCTGTTTTGTACTTCCCATAGCTCTTGCTAATCCTTTTGCTCTTAGTTTTGCAAAAGTGTCGTATAGATTATCTTCCATAGCTTCTTCAGTTACTGCGAATGCTAATGCTACAGTTTCGTTAGTATACCTTGAAGTATAACTTTCTGATGCATCATCATAAACTACAGCAGCACCCTCACCTTTAACAGGTGCAGCACCAAAGCCTGTGAAGAGTACTTCTTCTTCAAATGCTCTATCTGAATTTTCTATTTCGTATAATGATTTGTGTTCTTCGTCTACGCTGCCATATTCTATTCCAAAAACTGCATTTAGTCCAGGAAGTAGCTCTTTGGCAATACTTGCTCTATTAATAGCCATTTAATTATTCCTTTCCTATTAAGCTGTTGAAACAGTAGCTGTTGTGTAATTGTCAACATGATTGTTGATACGTACTTCATACCAAGGGTAGTCGTCAGTTTCACCTGCTGATGAACTTGTTGCTGTATCCCAAGGTGCTCTACGTATTACTCTCATACCTGCTAGTTCTGTTAATACAGGACCAGACGCATCTAACTCGTAGCCACTATTACCTGTTTTTGTTGAACCTGCACCTGCTGTCCATACTCCATTATATATACCTGCACCAAAACCTGCTGCTGCTGTTACAGCACCATCTGCTTGTATAAAGTATGTTTGAGCTGGATCTGTACAAACATGTAATTGAATGTCTGTTGCAGTTGCTCCTCCTGTCCAATATCTACTGAATTTTTGATCCCCATTTGAATCAACATAACTACATCCTTGAAAAACTCCTGCAGATTTTATAGTTGGGTTTGCACCTGTAGGTATAATTGTACCTGAACTATAAATTGCAATAGGATCACCTGTAAACATACTTGTAGGTAATGCTGCTGAAGGAACTATTGGGCTTATGTTATCCCCAACAGGAATCATAGTAACACCAGTAGAGTTAGAACCAGAGCCATTTTTTCTAGCCAAAACTAGCCCACGAGGGGCATTGACTGAAGCCATATTCTTTCTCCTTTGTTAATTAATAATAAGCAATAAAAGGATTAATCCTGAAAGTTAGGTTGTCTTCCTGTTACCACTTTTGATTTACTGTTATTAGAAATAGGCATACGAGAATTATTAGAACCCATAAGTTGAGCGTCAATAGCTTCATTCATGGCTTTACTTTTATCTCTATAATACTTACTTCTAGCTTCATAGATACCAGTTGGGATTTTTGCTAATCCTACGTCAGCACGACAGACTACCCCTGCGTATCTACCATCCTCTCTCACGAAAGAGGTTGCACTCATTTCAGGAACTTCAGCTAAATCAACAAATACCCATCCTTCTTGCAGTTTCTTGCCTAAATGTTTTACATCATCTTGACCTTTAAGTGTCATTCTTAACCACCCAAGTGTCATGCTTTCGTTGGCGAAACGCTCTTTTACTGCATCAGGAATATGAAGAACATCTTGTTCTTCAAATGTATATTCAACTTCTTCTCTAGCTTTGTTTTCTCTTAAATCAGAACTACGTGTATTATTAATTCGTGTCATCTATTTTCCTCCACGCTGCATATTAATTGTTGTATACTCACCATCAGCTTGATCAGCCTTTAGTTTTTCTTGAGCATACTGTTCAAGTGGTACATTCCATTTGTTAGCTAGTCTAATATCTTCTTTTGACAGCTTAACCTTTTTACTAGAACCTGGAGAGCTGCGAGATGCTCCAGCGACTACTTGAGCAGGTTGTGACGTTGGCTCCTGCTTACGAACTTCCCCTCCTGTTGCAGCTTCTTGAGTTGCAAACTTATGAGGAAATGTTTCTTTTATCCTACGATCTACTTCAGTATAATATTCTTGATCTGTAGGACTAAAACCTTCTTCTCTTAACTGAGCATCTATTGCTAAAGATGCTGCAGTCATAACTTGATCTGAACCAAACCACTCATTTTTACTTGCCCACTCTTCTGCTTTTGGATCAGGAGTAGGTTGGGGTTGGTGTTGTGGTTGCTGTACAGGTTGTTGTGTTTGTTGCTGTACAGGTTGTTGTTCAAATTGTTGTTTTGTCGCACTTAAAGATTTTAAATCATTTTGTGCTTCATTTAAAAACTCTTGAGCTTGTAGTATCTTAGATGAATCACCTTCTTCGTGAGCAGCTTTATATGCATTTCTTGCAAGTTCTAACTTATCTGTTATTTGTTTTTCACTTGCATTTAAACTTAATTTATTAACAGTATTAAATTTTTGTTCTGTATTATTTAATCTATTAGTAAGCTGTTCATTTTGTTGTATTAGTTGAGCAAGTTGTTCATCTCTTTCTTTACGTTGCTTAACTAATTGTCTTATTCTTTTTTGTGCTCCTTTAGTTTCTACACCTTCAAGCTCTTTAGGTGTTTCTTCTT